ACCGTGGAGGAGGCCGACTATTCCCGGGCCAGGGTCCGCGTCCGCGCCGGCGACATGCTTACGGGCTGGCTGCCCTGGGTCACGGAAAGGGCCTCGCGCGACGTGACCTGGTGGGCGCCCGAGGTGGGCGAGCAGGTGCTTGTGCTGTCTCCGGACGGCGAGCCCGCCCAGGGTGTGGTGCTTTTCGCAGTGTACCAGGCCGCGCACCCCGCCTCGGCCGACCGGGAAACGGTGCATCGGACAGTCTACGAAGACGGGGCAACCATAGAGTACGACCGGGCGGCGCATCGTCTGAACGCGCAGATCCCGGGCGACGTGACGCTCACCTGCAGCGGCGACGTGTCCGCCACGGTGGGGGGCGCCGCAGAGGTCCAGGCCCAGGGCGGCATCATCTTGGAGAGTCAGACGTCGGTGCGCCTGGCCGCGCCGAAGCTGGAATTTGACGGCCCCATCACCCACGGCGGCGGGGGCTACGGCAGGGGCGCGCAGATCCGCGGCGACGTGGTGCACACCGATGGCGACCTGGTGAGCGAGGGCATCTCGCTGCAGCACCACGTGCACCGGGAGCATGACGGCCCGACCACGGAAGAGCCTCAATAGGGAGAATGATCATGACCAAGACCAAGAAGTTCATTGCCAAGCGGAAGTTCCCCCATGCCGGCCGCCTGTATCAGGCCGGCGAGGTGGTGGAGCTGACCCCGCGGCAGGCCAAGTACCTGCGGCTCGGCGGGTTTGTCGAGGAAAACAAGCCGGCGGCGAAGAAGTCCGAGCCGAAGCCCGCCGCCAAGAAGAAGGAGGGGTAGGCAATGGCCGAGACATTCCTGCACGGCGTCGAGGTCCTGGAACTGGACTTCGGGCCGCGGCCCATACAGACCGTCCGGTCCAGTGTGATCGGCATTGTGGGCACCGCCCCGGACGCTGACGCGACGGCCTTTCCCGTGGACACCCCGGTACTTATCGCCGGCTCCCGCCTGGAGGCGGCCAAGCTGGACACCGTGGGCGACGGGGCCGGCACCCTGCCCGACGCGATCGACGCCATCTTCGACCAGGCCGGCGCCGTGGTGGTCGTGGTCCGGGTGGATGAGGGGGCGGACGATGCCGAGACCGTGAGCAACGTGATCGGCGGCGTGGACGCGGAGACCGGGCAGTACACCGGCCTGCAGGCGCTGCTGGCGGCGGAGAGCGTGGTGCACGCCGTGCCCCGCATCCTGTGCGCGCCGGGCTTCACGTCGTACGTGACCCGCGACGAGACCACCAGCGAGATCACGGGCGCCCCGGTGGTGACCGAGATGCTGGGGATCGCGGACCGGCTGCGCGCCGTGATCATCACGGACGGCCCCAACACCAACGACGCCGAAGCCCAGACCTTCGCCGGCCTGTTCGGCTCTCCGCGGGTCTATGTGGTGGATCCGTGGGTGAAGGTCTGGGACACGGACGCCAGCGCCGAGGCGCAGCAGCCCGCCTCCGCCCGCGTGGCCGGCATGATCGCCAAGAGCGACAACGAACGTGGCTTCTGGTGGAGCCCGTCCAACCGCGAGGTGTACGGCATCACCGGCACCGTCCGGCCCGTGGATTTCGTGCTGGGCGACGCCAATGCCCGGGCCAACCTGCTCAACGAGAACAACGTGGCCACCATCATCCGCCAGGACGGCTACCGACTGTGGGGCAACCGTACCTGCAGCATGGATCCCAAGTGGATGTTCCTGAACGTGCGGCGCACCGCGGACATGATCAACGAGTCCCTGCTGCGCGCCCACCTGTGGGCCGTGGACCGCAACATCACCAAGCAGTACGTGGCCGACGTCACCGACGGGGTGAACGCCTACCTGCGCCACCTGGTGGCCGTGGGCGCGATCATCGGCGGCAGCTGCTGGGCCGATCCGGAACTCAACACCCCGGACCAGATCACTCAGGGCAAGGTCTACTTCGACTTCGACTTCTCGGCAAACTACCCGGCCGAGCACATCACCTTCCGCTCGCGGCTGGTGAACGACTACCTGGAGGAGGTGTTCGCATGATCCCCCGCAAGCTGAAGAACTTCGCCCTGTTCGTGGACGGCTACGGCTACGCCGGCCGTTGCGAGGAGATCGCGCTGCCCAAGCTCACCCGCAAGATGGAGGAGTTCCGCGCCGGCGGCATGGACGGCCCGGTGGAGATCGACCTGGGCCAGGAGAAGCTGGAGTGCGAGGTGACCCTGGCCGAGTACGACGAGAGCGTCATCAAGCAGTACGGCCTCCAGGATGGCTCCGCCGTGAAGGTGAAGATGAAGGGCTCCATCGAGCGCGACGACGCGAGCGGGGACAAGGACCCCGTGGAGGTGGTGCTCCAGGGGCGCTGGCGTGAACTGGACTTCGGCACCTGGAAGGGGGGCGAGAACTCCACCCTGAAGATGGCCGTGGCCGCCACCTACTACAAGTACTCCAGCAAGGGCGAGGACCTGATCGAGATCGACCTGGTCAACATGGTCTGCCTGGTGGGCGGCCAGGACCGCCTGGCCACCACCCGCGCGAATCTCGGCATCTAGGAGGCCTGCATGGAAAGGATCAAGCTGCAGTACCCCTTGGACGGGGTGGAGGAAGTGGAACTGCGCCGGCCCAAGGTGCGGGACCTGCGCAAGATGGACAAGGTGAAGGGGGACCTGGCCAAGTCCGTGGCCCTGATCGCCGACCTGACCGAGCTGTCGCCGGACCAGGTGGAGGAACTGGACGCGGCCGACTTCACCGCCATTTCGGACATCGTGGCCGGCTGGGTCGGGAGTGTCGCGCCCCGGGACTGACCACGATGATGGCAGACCTCGCCCTGGTGTTCCACTGGCCGCCGGAGGTCATGGAAAACATGGCCCCGGAAGAGCTGGCCGAGTGGCACCAGGAGGCGCGGGCCAGGCATTCAGGGGAGGCGTGATTTGCGAGTCTCGCGGGACAGGGGCTGCTGCCAGGCCGCCAATGTGGAGTCGCGGCGGCGTGCCCGGCGGGGGCCGACGAACAGGCGCTCCAGCGACCATCCCAGGGCCAGCAGCAACAGTACGCCGAAGAAGCCGGGCCAGCCGAGCAACCAGGTCAGGCCAATCCACGTGGCGAGGAATATGCCGAGGATGAATAGGGCGGCCAACATGGCCCCACACTAGCGCGCCGAGCGCGAGGATTCAAGGTGGACCTGAACGTTTCCGTCATCATCTCCGCCATCGATCGGATGACCAGGCCGGTCCGCGACATCGTCAAGGGCGCGGATCGGCTTGGTGATTCATTGCGTGGAACCCAGGAGCGGCTGGGTAAGCTGGACAAGGCCGCGGAAAGCGTTCAGGCATTCCGGCAGTTGAAGGCGCAGGCGCAGGAAACCCGGCGGGCCTGGGGCAACGCCCAGGAGCGCGTGCGCGACCTGGCCCGGGAGATCGGGCAGGCGGCCAGGCCCAGCAGGAAGCTGGCGCAAGAGTTCGAGCGGGCAAAGTCCGAAGCCGGGTCGCTCAAACGTGCCTGGGAAGCCCAGCAGGAGCGCCTGCAGCGCATGCGCGGAGAGTTGCGCCAGGCCGGCGTGGACACCCGCAACCTGTCCAGGGCCGACCGGGATCTGCGCGCCCAGGCCGGCCGGCTGAACAGTGCTCTGGAAGAGCAGCGCCGGCGGCTGGATCGATTGGCCAGGGCGCAACAGAAGGTAGCCGAGGCACGTGAACGCATGGAGCGCGGCATGGCCACGGCGGCCAACCTGAGTCTGGTGGGGCAGGCAGTAGGCGGCGCCGCGCAGAGCCTGCGGCAGGGGATGGTGGGCGCTGTCCAGCCGGCGCGTGACATGGGGCGGGCCTTGGGTGAACTGGCCACGGTGGGCGTCCAGGACCTGGAGGCTGTCGCCGAGGCCGGCCGCAGGATGAGCGGCCGGGTCGCCGGCGTGGTCGCGCCCGACTTCGTGGCCGCGGCCTACGACATCAAGTCGGGCATCTCCACGCTCACCGATCAGGGTGTGGCAGACATGACTGCCGCGGCCACATATACAGCGCGGGCCACCAAGGCGCAGGTCTCGCAGATGACCAGCCTGTTCGCCACGGGGTACGGCATCTTCAAGCAGCTGTACGCCGACGTGGACGATTCCCGCTTCGGCGAGATCTTCTCCGCCTCCTTGTCCAAGGCGGTGCAGCAGTTCAAGACCACGGGCACCGCCATGCAGCAGGCCATCGAGTCCGCCGGCTCGGAAGCAACACTGGTGGGCGTGTCACTCTCCGAGCAGATCACCGCCCTGGGCATGCTGCAACAGAAGATGACCGCCGGCGAGGCGGGCACGGCGCTGCGCGCCATGACCCGCAATGCCGCTAAGGCCCAGGAGAAGTTCAATGAGCTGGGCCTGTCGATCGACCTGCTCGACGAGCGTGGCCAGCTCCGCGCCCTGCCCGAGTTGCTCCAGCAGATACAGGAGGCCTTCGGCGGTGAGTACAACGCCGAAGTCGGCAGGCAGATCACGGAAGCCTTCGGTTCCGAGGAGGCCGTGAAGGTCATCCAGGGGCTGTGGGGGCAGGCAGACGCCTTCCGGGCCAACGCCGCGGCCATAGCCGAGGCCGGCCAGGAGGGGGTGGCCTTCACGCAACGCATGGCCGCGCTGCGGGATAACAATCTGGATGCCAAGCTCTCCCTGCTCGGGCAGCAGTTCACGCTGCTGAAGGAGAAGATCGGACAGAAGCTGGCGCCCTACCTGGACATGCTCATCCCGAAGATTCGTGGCATCATTCAGGCCGTTTCCTCCTGGATGGACCGCAACCCCAAGCTGGCGGCCACCCTGGGCGGCCTGGCTTTGGCTGTGACGGCCGTGGCCACAGTGCTGGCTCCTCTGTTCACGGCCCTGGGCGGGCTGATCGGCGGTCTGGTCATGCTCCGG